TACATCATTGTACACCTTGGAGAGGTTTAAATGTTTTATTACGTGCTATGCAAGAAATTGAAAACCCTAATATAAAATTAGATGTTTATAGTTCATGTAAAGTTTACGGATCTGAATTTGAAAAAAATACTGAAAAAGATTTTGAAGCGCTATATGAACAAGCTAGAAAATTACCCAATGTAAATTATATTGGTTATAAACCGAATGAATATATTAGAGAAGTAATGCCTAGCTACGATATGTTTGTATACCCATCTATATTTGAAGAAACATCATGTGCATCAGCACTTGAAGCATTAGCTTCTGGCGTACATGTTATTACTAATAACTTTGGAGCTTTGTATGAAACATGTGCAGAGTGGCCTGTATACATTAATTACTCAACAAATTATGAACAAATGGCACAAGATACTGCAGGAGCAATCAATATAGCTGCTGATTATTTGCATGAGGGTTTCATGCAAGACCACCTGGAGGAACAACAAAAGTTTTATAAAAGATTTTATAACTGGCAAAAAAAGGGTATGGAGTGGACAAACTTTTTGAAAGGAGCTTTGAATGAAAGAAACAATAAATGAGGATACTTACCAAACACTTAAAGAAGTTGAGGTAACCCCATACGAGAAAGCCACTCTTCCTATGTGGAAACCGGACACCGGACAAAAAGAAACAAAGAAAGTAGTTAAATCAAAATACAGCCTAATGATTTGCACACCTTGTCATAGTGATGTGACTATGCATTACACACAAGCTCTTCTAGAACTACAACAACTTTGTATTAAAAAAGGAATTAAAATTACATTTACTTTATTAAAATCATCTTTGGTAACGCAAGGAAGAAACTTATGTACTTCAGCTTTTCTAGAGTCAAGTTGTACACACATGTTATTTGTAGATTCGGATATATATTTTAGAGCAGACTCTATTATAAAAATGTTAGATTTGGATAAAGAATTGATATCTATTCCTTATCCTCTTAAAACAATGATGTGGGATAAACTTTATAAAAAATGGAACGATGGTGAAGTAAAAAACCCTGGAGACATACATAGATGGTTGAATACTTATCCTATGAGAGTAGAGAACCCAGAGAATATAAAACTAGATAATGGTGTTATGGAAGTTACACATAGTCCTACAGGATGTATGATGATCAACAGAAGCGTGTTTGACAAGATGATAGAAAAATACCCAGACAAAAACATAGTTCAAAAGACAGTAATAAATGGGGAGTACGTAGATAGACCTAATCTATGGAACTTTTTTGATTGTATACACGACCCTGAAACAAAGACTTATATGGGTGAAGATTTCTCATTCTGTAAGCTTTGGAAAGATATTGGTGGTAAATGCTATGTATATGTTAATGACCCAATCATCCATGTGGGGGAACACCAATACGAAGGTTGTTTTTTAGATGAGTTGAAACTAGCCAAGTAAAATGGTATTATTTTTACTTTAAGATCTTAAAAGGAGAATATATTTAATGCTACAATTCTTACCCTATGCACTAGCCGCTTACGGTGGTTATAAAGGATATAAATCAAGTAAAGACGCAGGTGGTTCAGGGATCCAAAGATTACTTGGAGGAGTTACCGGAGCAGCCATGGGATATTATGGTGGTAAAGGTGTTTTAGCAGGAGGATCTAAATTAGGTTTACCAGGCATGCAAACAGCTTACAGTAATTTTACTCCATTCACTTCATTACCTGGAATGGATAAAGTACCTTTTATGAATGCTAAAGATGCTATGATTGATGGAGAACCGGATAAAAGAAACATGCTTCAAAAACTTCTACAAAGAAAAAGAATGGTAGATGGAGAATTTACAGGAGAGTACGAATTTGATCCTACAAAAGCAGGTATAGCAGCAGGAAGTTTAGCTTATTTATCTGGAGCATTTAAACAACAACCAATAGATCAGTTCCAACCAACTTACAATTTAGGTTATGCTGAGTTCGCGGAGAACTCGCCTGGTTATTCATATATTGATCCAACTACTGGAGAAGAAAAAAAATATGAAAAAGTTTATATACCTGAAGCAAATAGACCTGATAATGTTGAGAGAATGGGTCCTTACGAAATCGCAAGAACAAGATTAAAAACAGGGGGCTTAGCTGAAATAAAAAAATTCAATGAAGGTGGTATAAATTATCTTCCATCAAAAGTTTCACACGATGAAAACGATGCTAACAATTATGTTAGAGCTTCTGGATATGTTGAAGATGGTGCGGGTGTTGGAGATAAGGATGAAGATACAATGTTAGCTCAATTAGCAGATGGGGAATTTGTAACACGTGCAGATGGTGTATTAGGTGCTGGAATTATTGCTGGAGCAAATCCGAATAGCATGAAAGATATGAGAGAAAAAGGTGCTCAATATTTTTACGATCAGCAAAAGAAATATAAAAGAGTGTTTGATTTAATTAAGGATAATAATGAAGCAAACAAAGAAAAAAATTAAACCATTAGTAAATGTAATATCTGTTGAACCTAAAGATGTCGAGAGATTTTGGCCCTTAACAGAATTTATGGTTGCTGAGGCATTAAAATATTCTGGTCAGTATGCAAATTCAAAACATATTTATGATTATTTAAAAAAAGATTTGATGCAATGTTTTATTATGTTTGGTTCAGATGAAATGGAAGAGAATAAAGTTTTTGGGGTAGGTATTACTAGAGTATCGGAAATGCCTAATTTTAGTCAACTAGAGATTGTCATATGTACTGGTAAAAGAAGGGACTTATGGGAGGATCAATTTGTTGATATAATAACGAAGTTTGCAAAAAGTAACAATTGTAAACGCTTATGTCTTTGGGCTAGACCTGGTTGGGAAAAAGTTTCCAAAAAATGGGGATGGCAAAAGAAACATGTACAACTAGAGAAATGGATAAATAAATGAGTTTTATAGGCGGATTATTTGGAGGCGGTGGACAACCACAATCTTCTCCTACATCACAAACAACTTTTGTAAGAGAAGCACCAGGCATAGAAGAAAGAAAAATAGAATTGATGGACATTGCGCGACAGGTAGCGCAAAAACCAGTTAATCTCCCAGACTATCAAGTAGCAGGATTAGGTGCTTTAGAAAGACAAGGAATTCAAGCAGCCGGGCAAACAGGTGTCGGAAGTGGTGCGGTTGGTCAAGGTATAACTGGAGTACAAGGAGCAATGGCTCCTGTAGGTGCTCAACAAATATCTCAATATTTAAATCCTTATCAACAATATGTTACAGATGAAATTTCAAGACAAGGACAAATGATGCAACAACAACTAGGAGCTAAAGCAATAGGTGCTGGAGCTTTTGGTGGTGGAAGAGAAGGTGTACAACAAGCAGAATTACAAGGTAGAACTTTATCTGAAATGGGTAGAGCACAAGCTCAAGGATTTAATACAGCATTGCAAGCAGCACAGAATCAACAAAGAGTTGGTTTACAAGGTGGGCAATTATTAGGTGCGTTAGGCGCACAACAACAACAAATGGCTCAGGGAGACATACAACAAATGATGGCTGCAGGAGGATTAGAAAGACAATTAGCTCAAGCAGCACTTGATGCACAAAGACAATCTACATTACAACAACAATACGAACCATATCAAAGAGCAGAGTTCTTAAAAAATATGTACGCAGCTGGGCCTACTACTCAATCTTCAATTACAATGGGAACTGCGCCAGGGGCGGCTCCGTTAGCACAATCAATAGGTACAGGTTTAGGAGCTTTCCAAGCATTCTCAGGAACAAGGCAGGCGTAAATGAATAAAGTTTTATTAAGACCTTTATTTAGAGAGGCGTACTTAAAAAAAACTGAAAAAAAATTACCTGTTAAAAAATTTAACGTAGGGGGATTTTCTAAGGTAGAAAAAAGAAATCTACTTCTAACTCCTATTACGTCAGCGTTATTACAAGCAAGAAGAATGCCTGGAGAAAGTCAGCTAGGTTCTGTATTCAGAAGTATTGGTAAGGGTATGGAGAAATTACCACAAACACAATTAGCTATTAAACAAATAGAACTTGAAGAACAAGCAAGAGAAGAAAGAAAAAAGGAAAAAAAATTTGCATCTTCTAAAAAAGTATTAGATCAAGATACAGGTAAAGTAATTTTTGCAGACGAAGAAACTATTCAAACAACATACTCATCAAAACAACCGAATCAATTTAGATATGTTCCAGTGCCTGATGCTGAAAAGGCAGGTAAACCTACGAAAGTTTTTGATACAGAAACACAAAGCGTAGCCTATGCTCCACAAGGAGATATTTTAACTGCTAAAAATTCTAGTGGAGAGTTAAGATATTTACCAGTAGGAAAAGAAGATTCTTTGGTTAAAGCTTACCCTATAATAGACGGAGTACAAAGCGATACTTCTCAATTTGTAACAAAATCACAAATTTTAGAAAACCCAGAAGGGTTTGTTCCTGTTGAAGGTAATTTAGAAATGATGATGAAAATGAAAGACATCGATAGAATGAAAAAACAAAAAACAGATGCAGAAAATGCTATGTTAGCGGCTAGAGATGTTGGGGAAATTATTACTAGAATTGAAAAAGATGTAGCTAAACAAGGCGCTTTCACTGGTAATGCAGCAGATACAGTATTAGCTATAACAGGCATGACAGGATTTATTGATTCTTTTGTAAGCAGAAACAAACAAAAAGAAGGCAAACTATTTACTCAACAGTATCAAGATACCGAAGATGCAATAGGTCAATTAACAAACGAAGATAGTCCTAACTTTAATGCAAAAATAACTGCCTACTTAAATGCACCAGAAACACAGGCAGCAAAAACATCTATCATTAATTTAGCTTACGCAATTGCTAAAGCTAGAGAGCCTGGTGGAAGATTTAGTGTACCTGATATTGAATTAGCTTTACAATCAATTGGAGAAAGTTCTAACAAACAAACTTTCTTAGCAGGTTTAAGAAGAATAGGATTAGAGATAACAGGTAGAGCACTAACAGATTATGAAACTATATTTAATGTAACAAGAGATGAAATACCAAAAGGATATAACAAGGTTGGTGATCAATATAATTATTTCTCAGGTGTACAATTTACTGAACAAGATAAAAATAAGATAGACCCTAAAAATTTATTTGGAGCAAACTAATGGCACTTTTATCAGTAGCAAATGTTGACGAATACAGACAGCAGTATGCAGAGGAATTAGCTGCGCAAGAAGAAAAATTAGGAGCACCTATAAGTAATGAATTGATTACAGAAAAAATATATGGTGTTATATCTCAAAAAGCAGATGTAGATTATTTTTCTTTTTACAAAGCTTTTAATCCAGATGGTAAATATTCTAATATAGATTCTTTTAGGGAAACAATTAAAGATAAAGATTTAAACGATACGGAAATTATAAACAAAGCTTACGGTGAGTTACAAAACACAGGTAAAGTAAGATTTAAAGATTTTGTAAATACCTTTGCACCTAAAGAAGAAGATTTAAGTGAAGCAGTAAAAAGAGATTTTAATATTATTGGTTTAAATATACCGGATGTGGAATACTCAGTGAAAGAAATAGCGGAAATGAGAGGAGTTAATCCTGATACAGATGTAGGATTAGCGGAAATAGGCTTTGCACAAAGCTTAGCAAGAAATGATGCTAACGAAGTTTTAGCTTCTAAAAAAGTTTTATCAGATTATTTTGGCCAAGAAATTCCACTAAGATATGGCCCCGAAACAGAAGAGTTAGAATTTTTAAATCCTAAAACAGGAGACTATGAATTATTAAATAAACCAGGCATAGATGCTGGGGATATGGCAAAGTTTGGATCAACTGCAGCGGTTATAGTTCCAGAAATTGTTGCTACAATATTTGCAACTGGTGCTACAGGACCTACAGGAGGTGTAATTACCTCAGCAGCTACGAGTGCTGCATTAGAAACAGCTAGACTTGCTCTAGGTCATCAACTTTATGGTATCAACCAAACAGAAAAAGGTTTTACTGATTACCTTAAAAATGAAGGTAAAGACATGGCTGTTTTAAACGGAGCGCTAACAACAGCTGGTTTTACTGTACCTAAACTTTATCGAATGATTAAACAATTTAGAAATATGGGTAAAATAAATGCTTCTGATTTTGGTGGGACAATTAAAAATGCGGAACAAGCTCAAGAATTAATTACAAAAATAAATGATAGATTAATAACTTTAGGTACTAAGAAAAAATTAAAATTTACATTAGGACAAGCAGGAGATGACGCTGAACTACTAGCATTACAAAACGCTTATGAAAGCAATCCTAAATATGGTGTAAAAGGAATTTTTGATAGTTTTAATAAGGAACAAGCTGAAGCATTAGATACATTTTTTCTTTTAGCAAGTGATCCATATAACTACAAAGGTATATCAGGTAAAGATAATATATTATCAGATGAGTTAGGTAAAAAAATACAAAATGTAATCCTTCAAAGATTAGAACCTAGACAAAAAATATTAACTAAAGCTTTAGAAGCAGCAGAAACAGATTTAACTGAAGCAGTTATAAAACTTCCGGGAGGATCTCAAAAAGAAGCAGGACAATCTATTAGGGGAGTGATTGATACCTTGTATAAGGATTTTGATGAGCTTTACGATCAAAAGTACACAACTCTTTTTGCAACAGGTAAAGGAAGAAAAGTAGGTACTGATATAATAAGAGAAGCGGTGAAGAGTTTAAACAAAAGACAAAAAGATACATTATTTAAAAAATACCCAGATATAAAAACTTTTTTTAATGCACCTAAAGGTAAAACAGTATCAGTTAATACGTTAAAAAATACTTTAAGTGATTTAAGAAAATTTGATAGAAGTATTAAAAAAGGAACATTACCAATAGAGGGAGAACCTGTAGAGGGTGCTGTATCAAAGTTAATAGGCTCTATAAAAGAGCAGTTTAAAAAAAGCTTAGGTCAAGACGATGTTTGGTATAAACAGTTTAGAACACTAGATCAAGAATACGCTACTAATAAAAAACTATATAGAGGAACCATAGGAAAATTATTACAAACAAAAGATGGTGTTTTAAAAATAGCAGACGAAGATGTGTTTGCTCAAACCTTTAAAAAAGGTGCTGGTCAAGAAATGAGAATAGATCAGATTTATGAATTATTAAAAAGAAAACCAGAATTTATCCAAACTTACAAAGACTCTATATTGAAATCTTATAAAACATTTGTAGATCCTGCAGACACTGGAAAGATTAATTTAGTAAAACATCAAAAATTTTTAAATGATTACAAATACGCTCTTGAAACATTCTTTGGTAAAAAAGGTTATAAAGAGATTACTAAAGTTGGTAACTTAGCTAAAAAAGTTAATGAAACATCTCTCAAAAGAGATAAAATAATGAAACAACTGGGAACTACTACAAAAGGTAAATTAGAGAATATGGACCCAGATAAAATTTTTCAATACTTATACAATAATAAATCACCTACAACTTTAAATAAAGTTATGACGATTATCAGACAGGATGATAATTTATTGAAAGCTTTTCAAACAGTTGCCAAGGACGATTTAATGTTTAAAGCAACTAACAATAGAGGGCAATTTGTATTCGATAAGTTTGCAGATTATATGAAAAATAATAAACAAATTTTAGAAAGAACTTTTGCTGACAACCCTCAGTACGTAAAAGATTTATCTTTGTTTAGAGATGCTTTGGAAGTAACAACTAGAAAATCAACTCAAAAAACTATTAGTAAAGCAGAAACTGCTTTAAATGATATTATTAGAGCTAGACTTGGACAATTTACAGTAGCAGGTAGAACATTTACCGCTTTGAAAAAAATATTTAGATCGGATATTGATAGACAATTAGCAGAAATAATGACAGATCCTAAAAAATTAGATCAACTTCTAAGTTTAAAGAATGTGAAAACAACTTCAGACACAGCTAAACAAACTATATCTAGATTGTTCGGTTACTATATGTTTGATGAAAAATTCTTTGAGGATGATGAATACAGTCCATTAATTATTGATGCAGTCAATAACACAAAAGTATCCGAAGCTGTAATTGATGCGCAAGAAGGAGATGATCCAGTAGAATTAGCAGAATTAGAAGGTAGTAAATTACCTTTAAACTTGACAGCAAGTACAGCTGCTCCAGGAGCAATGCCACCAATGGCCCAACCTCAAGGAATAGCGGGAGTGCAGTCAAGACAAAACTATGAAGCAATGTTCCCTGACGATGCTTTAGGAACAGCTATATCGAAAAGAGGAATCGCATAATGACTAAATCAGCTCTAGAAAAAATTGAGTCTCACGAAAAATTATGTAGAATAATGCAAAAACAAACACACGATAGAATGGAAAAAATAGAAGGTTCCATTGGAAGAATAGAAAAAATATTAATAGGCTGTGCTAGTGGTTTACTAGCCGGTATGGGTTTTATTATTTTTGAACTACTGACAAGGATATGAAATGGTCGCTCCTGTCCTTGGCCTTCCTGCATTATTACAAGCAATAGCTACAATTGGCGTTGGTGGAGCCGTAGGATATAAAGCACAAAAAGATTTACAACCAGTAATAAAATCGTTAAAGAACAGTCCGGAAGATATGGATAGTTCAGAATTAAAAATGTTACGGGCACTATTGCTGCCTAACCAAGCTGTAGCTCAAGAGTTAAAAGATATGACTACTTCTAGATCTGTTAAAGCAACAGGAGATGGCCAAGTATTTGCTCCCGATGCAGATGAAATAGAAAAACAAAAAGAAGATTTAGAGATACTTTTGAAACCACCCACAAGAGCACCCGAACCAGTTAAACCAGTCATAGAAATATTTCCTGGGGATACGTTAGAACCTCCGCAAATACCAACTACAGAAAAACCTGAAATACAAACAAAAGAAAGTTTTCCGGATTTATCAGAAGAAATAAATAAACCACAAATATTTGAGCAAAAAGAAAGTAAAGGTATTATGGGAACAAATTCTCAAGAGGGTGGAAAAATAATTAAAGATGTGACTGCCGGAGTATCAGCACAAGAGGATGCTGTACCTAGTTTATTAGAACAAGGAGCACTAGCAAAACCTATTAAAGATTTCTTTAATGAAGATGATCAAGTAGTAAATTATAAAATTGGTGACACTATTGGAGCTTATGGAGGAACTGTTGAAAGAAGTTTGGATATAGAAGCAAATGTAAAACCTGATTTTAACATAGATACATTTGGAGAAGTTATAAAAGAAAGAGCAAAACAATTTAACCAAGATGCTGTGTTTGTTGCTGAATCGGTTCCGGCAGATTTTGAAGGAGCAAACGTAGGCTTTAGTTTAGATTTTGGTTCTGATTTAAAAATGAAAGATGCTTTAGATGTGTCTGGAAAATTATCAGAGACAGCTCAGTTAGATGGTTTTACTTTTAAAGTTAAAAATTTAGATACATCAGGTTCGTCAATATATTTACCACAAAATATTATAGATGCAGAGTTGACAGAAAAAGCTATTAAAAGATACGGGATAACTGATGAAATTAATAAAGCAGGTTTCATGATGCCTGATGGTAAAATGTTAAATTTTTCAAGAAACGGAAATGTAAGGGACACCGAACACCGGAGAATCAATCTGACAATGGGTGGTTCTGACGTAAATGATTTTGGACCAATGTATGATTTTATGAACAAGACCGGTGCTATAAGATTAACAGGTAATGCTAATAGACTGTATGCAGAACTATCTTCTAAACCATCTAATACACAACTAAGAAAAATTGTTGATGAATATAACAATAATAGAGAAAAATATGATTCAATGATTATAAGTATTACAGTTCCCGGCAAAGAAAAAGGTAGCGGTCAGTTTGGTCAACCAAAAATAGAAGCACAAGAAAAAGGTATTGATCTAAGAAAGCAAGACTATAGATTACCAAACGAAGCTTTTTACGAAGTTAATGGAGAGAAAGCAAATGCTACAGATATTTTAAATAAATTTAAATCTACTGATGTAGCAGGCAAAACATTTACTGGTATCAGACAGTTAAACATTCCTGATTTTTCAAATATTTCTGATCAAGAAGCGTTACAAAAAATAAGAAATTTACAAAACAATATGGGTAAGTTTATTGAATCTACTGGATTAAAAACTCTGGACAAACCTAAAACAAAATTCTATAACACTAAACTATACACAAAAGGAAAAGATTATTAATGGCTACAGTAAAAGGATTATACGATTTAATTAAAAAAGAACAAGCTGAAGGTAAGCCTATAGGCATGTTTGAACAATCTATCATCGATGCTTATGAAGCAGGCAAAGATGATAAAAAAACAAAAGAAGTAGATGTTTCATTTGTAAAAAATAAAGATGAAACTAATTAAAAAATATCCTTACACACATTACAATCGTTTTTCAGACACTACCGGTAGAAAATATTTAGTAGGTCAAGCTAAAGTTCCAAGTGTAACAACAATACTATCAGCCACTAAAGACAAACGTTTTTTAGAAAATTGGAGAAGAAAAGTGGGTAATGAAGAAGCCGACAGAATAATGAGACAAGCATCTACTATTGGTACAGAAATGCATCAAGTATTAGAGTACGCGTACAACGGACAAGGGTATTACAACGCTAACGAAGAAACAGGTAAACAGCCTAGGATGATGGCTAAAATAATATTACAAAATTTAAAGATAGAAGAAGTTTGGGGTAATGAAGTATCTTTAGAATACGAGAACCAGTTTGCAGGGACAACGGATCTTGTAGCACTAGCGTATGGTAAACCGTCCATAGTAGATTTTAAACAAGCAAACAAACCTAAACGAGAAGAATGGGTAGATGATTATAAGTATCAACTAGGAGCTTACTATCTTGCACATAAAAAAAACTACGGGCCTATCGAACAAGGGGTGATTAGTATTTGCACAAGAGATCTTCAATACCAAGAATTTAAAATGAATGAATCAGATTTAATGGAGTATGGAGATAAGTTTTTAGAAAGAGTAGAACAATTTAAAAAGTTACAATAACCAATCTTTAAGTTCTTCTTCCCCTAAAGTTTTTGCAGCTATCTGTCCTTTTATAGTTAAAGCTTTCATAATTTTTTCATCTATAGTATTTTCAGTTATAATATCAATAATCACAACAGTTCCTGTTTGCCCTGATCTATGAGCTCTGTCTTCAGATTGTTTTCGTACTTCTAAATTATAGTTGTTAGAGAAGTAAACAACTGTATTAGCAGCAGTTAATGTTAGACCATAACCACCTGTTGTTGGATTGCTTACAAAAAATCTTACCTTAGGATCATTTTGAAATAACTCTATAGCTTTCTGTCTATCTTTAAGTTTGGTGGCCCCATATATTTCAACAAAAGATTCTTTACCATATTTAGTATTAAGAAATTGTTTTATCTGTTCAATGTTATAAATGTAATTAGCCCATATAATAATTTTATCATCTGTTTCTTCTATAATTTCTTCAAGAGCATTAATTTTTTGTTTACCAAACTCCATCATTTTTCCATCATCGTCCTTACAAAAACCATTAGTTAATTGATGTAGTTTTATCATCTCGGTTAATTTGTTACTGAAAGATATAGTAGAGTCTCCAATGATTGCTAAAGCACGTCTTCTAAGTTTTTCATATAAGATACCTTGTTCACTAGACATAGTGACATGTCTTTTTTGTCTTACTTTAGGTTTTAAATCTAAACATTCATCTTTACGAACTCTAAAAGAAAACTTATCTAATTTATGTTCCAATTCCTCAATGTTTTTGTAGTATTTAGGTATACTAATAAAACGGTTGGCCCCCATTTGTATTTGATGCATTTCAGCATATCTATTTCTAAAAGAATAAAAACTCTCAAAACCTAATAGTTTAGGATCTAAAAAATAACACTGAGAGTATAAATCAAGTGGGGATTTAGTCACTGGAGATCCAGTTAAAATTCTTCTAAATTTAATATGTTTACTAAGAGATAAAATGTATTTAGTTCTTTTAGCTTTTGGATTTTTAATCGTAGTAGACTCATCAATAACAGCAAAATTTTTAGGAAATTTTTTAAGAAAAGACTCTGCCTCTTTATACCCGTTTTTACCACTTAGGGCCTCTACATTCATTAGAAATATTTTAAGTTTTTTACTTTTTAAGAAAAAATTCCAGCTTTTAGGTTTATCTAATTTCCATTGAAATATATCTCTACCTACTACATCTGGTAGGTGCGCTTGTATTTCTTTACTCCATATAGTGTATACAGATTTTGGAGCAATAATTAATACTGTATCAATTTCTTTTCTTAAATATAAATACCCAATATTATCAATAGCTGTTTTAGTTTTACCAGTACCCATCTCCATAAAATAAGCATATGAATTTTCTTCAGCTGATTTATTTAAAGCAGTTCTTTGGTGTTCAAAAGGTTTAGTCTTATACGGGTATTTCCATTCCATCAAAATTATATTAATTTTTTTCTTGCATTAATCAAGAAAATAATTATTAAGGCTCCAGGAGGAAAATATGGAAAACTTAAATATAGAAAAGTTCTCAAATATCGAGTTAGGTAAAGACGAAGTTGAATCTATTTCTGATAAATGTAATGAACTAAAAAGTCTTCATAAACAAATTGAAGACAAAGAAGAAGAAATTTCTGAGCTGAAAAAAAAGGCCAAAGAATATGAGGAACGAATAATTCCTGATATGATGCACGAGGCAGGAGTTCAAAAGCTTGAGCTTAAAGACGGTTCAAAGGTTGAAGTAAAACCTTTTTATGCTGCTAAAATTCCTGAGTCGAGAAACGATGAGGCTTTTAGTTGGCTTAGAGATAACGGTCATGGAGACATGATCAAAAATATCTTAACGGCAAATATAGACAAAGGAAAAGACAATCAAGTTTCTGAGTTAATCAAAATTTGTGATGATCTTGGATTTGCATATACTCAAAAACAGAAGGTTGAACCTATGACCCTGAAGGCATTTGTTAAAGAACAAGTGGAAGAAGGAAAGCAGGTTCCATTCGACATGTTTGGAGTGTATATTGCTAATAAGACAAAAATAACGAACAAATAATAACGGAGTAACTATGAAAATAAATGACAAAAAAGAAGTCGCTGTCAAAGAAGTTGGTGGCGCTGTTGCAAATATAAATTTGGAACAATTTGCAGACGAAGGTTTTGAAAATGTAGACTCAAAAAGTTTGGCTTTACCATTTTTAAAAATACTTGGTCAACTATCTCCACAAGTAACGCAAGGAGATTCACAATTCATATCAGACGCAAGACCTGGTATGATTTTTAACACTGTAACTAATCAATTATATGATGGTCAAAAAGGAATTTCAGTAGTTCCATGTTTTTATAAGCTTGAGTATATTGAGTGGAGAGACAGAGGTATGGATGGAAGTTCAGCACCTGTAAATATCTATCCTGCAGACAGTGATATAATGTCGAAAACTAACAGAGACGATAAGAATAAAGATAGACTCGAAAACGGAAATTACGTTGAAGAGACTGCTTCACATTACGTCTTAATTGTGGAAGACAAAAATGTATCTAGCACTGCTATGATGACTATGAAATCTACTCAAAGAAAAAAATCTAAAAAGTGGAATTCAATGATGATGTCAGTGAGAGAGAAGAAAAAAGATGGATCAGGTTATTTCAAACCTGCACCATTTACTCAAACGTACACTCTTAAAACTGTACTAGAAAAGAATAATTTAGGTTCTTGGTATGGTTGGGAGATTGAACATGAGGGTACAATTCAATCGAGCGATGTCTTAGAGTCTGCTTATAATTTTTACAAAAGTTGTAAGCAAGGAGCTGTAAAAGTTAATCACGATAAAGAAGAGTCCACGGAAAAATCACCATTCTAGTATGGACGTACTTGACAAGACCCTGGGGGAGTTTATAGAACTCTTCCAGGGTTCACTCACATATTTTGGAGCTTCTAAACCGTTAGGCCAAACGCGTAGCCGGGACGGGAAGCAAGAATTTAGGCATTGGGTTGAACCCAAACCAATGACTAAGGATCATTGGTTACAACATTTAAAAGGAGAAGCTTACTATGGATCCGTTCCCATTCGAGATGATAATACATGCAGTTGGGGGGTCATCGATGTTGATCGTTATAATATACAGCATAAGGACGTTATATCGGTTATACGGAAAAGGAAATACCCACTCGTCCCATTCAGATCAAAATCCAACGGACTCCATTTAATATTATTCATTGACGGTGTTGTCGAAGCTTCCGACATGCGTAAAAAATTAATTGAGCTTGCTTCTGATTTAGGTGTTAATGATACTACAACAGATATTTATCCTGCCCAAGACAAAGTAGATCTTACCCCGGAAAAGTGGGACGACAAACATAAAGGAAGTTATGTAAACCTTCCTTACCAAAAAGCGCACATGACAACTAGAGTTGCAATGGATGATGATGGTAACTCGATTAAATTAGAAGATTTATTTGAATTTGTAAAACAACATAAACTTACCCCAGAAAATTTTAAAAAATTAAAAGTATTTCAAGACGATGAAACAAAAGATTACCCACCTTGTGTAGTTAACTTTATGAAAAACAAAGTGCAAAAAGGTGAGGGCCGTAACGATGCTATGTTTAATGTAGCTGTATTAGGTAAAAAAATTAATCCAGATCCCGTCATGTACCAAGATTGGACACGTAAGATGATGGGTAAAGTATGTTCTGAGGAATTACATCCAAAAGAATTAGAAAATATTTTTAGAGGAGTTGAAAATAAAGAGTATGCTTATAAATGTAAAACATCCATAGCTAGAATGCATTGTTCTTCAAGCACATGTTTGAGACGTAAGCATGGTATTGGGGCTAATGAAGCTATACCTGAAGTTGGAAAACTTGTTAAAATAAATTCATATCCGGAACCTTATTGGATTCTTCCCATACAAGGAAAGTCAGTTAGATTATCTACAAAACAATTATACCAACAGCAACTATTAGGAGAGCAATTATTAAATTATGATATTGTTTGGAGACCTCTTAAAGCATCAAAAAGAGATCCAGATCCTTATAGAGATTGGCTTGAAGAATTAGTCTCTAACAAACAAGACATGGAAGGATTTGATGCTCATGAAGAACAGAATGATGTATTTAATTCAAGGTTATCGCAATTCTTAGAAGATGTAGAGGATACCACTGAGTTTGATCAAATAGACTCAGGAAATATTTGGATAGATAAAGTAGAGATGAGATTTAAATTAGAAACGTTTAGAAAATTTATGAAAAAGATGGGGTACAATTGGTCCGAAAAAGATTGTACTAAATTCTTAGAAGCAGGGGGAGCAGTGCCTAAGAAAAAATTTCAAAACATTGACACACGTCATTGGATTGTGAAATTACCAAAACAAACAGAGCATAAAAACAAAGATGTTAAATTCGTTAAACAAAAAGCTGCGTGGGAAGACAATTAAAATTTTTGGGCCACCCGGAACTGGAAAAACTGAGAATCTTTTAAGAAGAGTTCAACGTTTTTTAAAACAAGGAATATCTCCAGAAGAGATATGCTACATATCTTTTACTAATAAAGCGGTAGATGAATGTGTTGGACGTATTCGTAAAAAATTTAAAGAGTACGATGAAGACAGCTTTCAATATTTTAGAACCTTACATAGTTTGGCTCGACAGCAGTTTGCTGAAATACCGGTGTTAGATCCTAAAGCAGATTTGTTAATGTTTCATACACAATACGGAACGGTAAAAGTAAATTTTAAAAATGAATATGATGATGTAAAAGTTTATAACAATTGGTCGCTTCAAATTTATGATAGAGCAAGAAACATGAAAGTAGATCCAGTTTGGTTATATAAACAACAACCGAGAAAAGCGGTACGTTTACAACAGTTCAAGTCAATTATTGCGGGATACGAGGAGTTTAAAACAATGGAAATGGATAACGGACAACGGACAGCGGACAGACTAGACTTCACCGATATGGTAAAGAAATTTATAGATGATGCGGGACAACTTCCTATAAAAGTTTTGATGGTAGATGAAGCTCAAGATTTAACCCCGTTGCAGTGGGACATGGTTGTTAAAATTGCAAAAAATGTTTGGAGAGTTTACATAGCAGGAGACGATGATCAAGCAATCTATGAGTGGAATGGGGCTGAGGTAGAATATTTTCAAAGCTTTCCTGGAAGAAATGTAATTTTAAAAAAATCAGTAAGACTTAACAAAGACGTACATTTTTTTTCTAAATGTTTATTGTTAGGTATGAAAAACAATAGAGTAGAAAAAGAGTTTTATTCAAATGATAAAGATGGGGCCATATATTATTGGAATACTTTAAAGAAAGTACCTTGGAATTTAACTGGTAGTTGGTTAATCTTAGCACGTATCAATGATGTTAAAAAAGAACTACAAGAAGAAGCTAGGAATTTATCTCTTTATTATCAAGATGTTAAAGGCAATAAATCTTTTGACATGAATCAGTTCAAAGCTATTCAATATTGGGAAAAAATATGTGAAGGGGGAAGCATTACCAGAGAAGAAGCTTGCATTATGTATGAGTATTTACTAAACATAGACCATGGATTTAGGTCTCAAGACAGTAAAAAATGGTCGTTTGCTCATCCTAATCAGGTATTTAACTTTGACGAATTACATTTAAGATGTGGTATGACAGATAATAAGGGCCCTTGGTTAAAAGTTTTTAAAAGAAAATTTAAAGAAAAAGATAAGCAATATTTTTTAAAAATGATTAAGGAAGGTGTAGATTTAAACCAACCTCCTAAAATTATTATAGACACAATACACCAGGTAAAAGGAGGAGAAGCAGATAATGTTGTATTATCTAGTAAATGTAATTTTCCTTCACACTTTGAGAAAAAAAATTTAGCAGAGAAAATAAAAGAACTTCGGGTTTGGTATACGGGTGCAACCAGATCAAAGGGAACACTTCACTTGTTAGGCACTCATCATCAATTTAATTTTCCTTTAGGAAAATATTACAAACTATACGAGGCTAATTATGTCAGATAAAAATATGTTCGATGAAGCTTTTCCTCAAGATAAACAAATTGGGGGATCTCACTACCAACACTATTTAATTCAACCCTATGAATTTATATCTAAAAACGAACTCACGTTTTTTCAAGGAAACGTTGTAAAATATGTTTTGAGATATCCATATAAAAATGGTATAGAAGATCTTGAAAAGATAAAACACTATTGCGATTTAGAAATTGAAAAAATTAAAAATGCCAAAAAAGAAAAGTAAAATAATATTGTGTGAGAAATGTAATGATTTTGCGGCTGTGATAATTCACAATTATAATTACTACTGTGCAGAGTGTGCACTTTTCATAATGAATATTCCATACAAAAAAGCAACATTCATAGAGGATGCAAATTTAAGTAGGAAGGTACAATGACTCATCAATTAAATTTTATATACAATGATTCTGATTGGGTGTGTCCTTCAGAATATCCAGATTTATCTCAGGCAAAAGAAATTGCAATCGATCTAGAAACTAAAGACCCAAATATTAAAACTAAGGGATCAGGTTGGGCAACCTTTGATGGCCATATCGTAGGTTTTGCAGTTGCTGCGTTTGATCAACAATGGTACTTCCCAATAGGCCATGATGCAGGTGGTAATATGGATATTTCAATGACCACTGCTTTTATACAAGACATTCTCAAAACTCCTGCAACTAAAATTTTTCACAACGCTAGTTATGATGTGGGTTGGTTGTTGGTAAATGGATTCGAGATTAGAGGTAAAATAATTGATACTATGATTGCGGCCGCAGTAGTAAATGAAAACAGATTTAGTTTTAGTTTAAATGCTTGTGCTAAAGATTATTTAGGTGAGATAAAAAATGAAACTTTCTTAAATGAAAAAGCTAAAGAATGGGGTATAGATCCTAAAGCAGATATGTGGAGATTACCCGCAGGTTATGTAGGTTTTTATGCAGAACAAGATGCGGCCTTAACTTTAAAATTATGGCAAAGATTAAAACAAGAAATTGTTAAACAAGATTTACATGATGTTTGGGAAATGGAAATGGAATTACTTCCTATCTTAATTGATATGAGAAGAAGGGGAATTCGAGTTGACATAGATAAGGCTGAACAAATTAAAAAAGAATTTAAACAAAAAGAGGCAATTGTTTTAAAAAAAATTAAGGATGAAACTACAATAGGTGTAGACATTTGGGCCGCAAGATCAGTAGCGCAAGTGTTTGATCGAATAGGTGTTGATTACCCACGGACAGCGAAAACCGAAGAACCTAGCTTCACACAAAATTGGTTAATAAATTGTAATAACCCGATAGCGCAACTAATAAGAGAAGCAAGAGAAATAAATAAATTCCATTCAACATTCATAGACTCCGTTTTAAGATATACTCACAAAGGTAAAATCCATTCTGAAATAAATCAATTAAGATCTGACCAAGGTGGAACAGTATCAGGACGTTTATCATATTCCAATCCAAATCTCCAACAAATTCCAGCGCGTAATAAAGAGTTTGGAGACAAGATAAGAAGTTTATTCTTACCCGAAGAAGGTAAACAGTGGGGAAGCTTTGACTACTCACAACAGGAACCGAGACTTGTTGCTCACTACGCGGCATCAGTTTCAAAACAATTTGCAGGGGCCGATGAATTTATTCAAGCATATGAAGATGAGTCTGCAGACTTCCATCAAATAGTTGCGGACATGGCCGGAATTTCAAGAACGCAAGCTAAGACAATTAACTTAGGTTTGTTTTATGGAATGGGTAAAGCAAAATTAGCTAAGGAACTTGGTATAGATAAAGATAGCGCGGAGAGATTGTTGAATACTTATAATGATAGAGTTCCTTTTGTAAAAAAATTAGCAGTTGAAGTTACATCAAGCGCTTCTAAATATGGGTTTGTGAGAACAATAAAAGGTAGAAAGTGTAGATTTGATATGTGGGAACCATCCACTTTTGGTATGAATAAGGCTATGCATTATGAAGAAGCAAAAGCAATTTATGGAAATAACATTAGACGTGCTTTCACTTACAAAGCTTTAAATAGATTAATTCAAGGATCTGCTGCAGATCAAACAAAGCAAGCTATGATTGATTGTCACAAAGCGGGGTATCAACCTTTGTTACAAATACATGATGAATTATGTTTCTCAATCAATGAAGAAAAAGATGTTAAAATTGTAAAAGATAAAATGGAAAATGCAATTGATACATTGAAAGTTCCTTCTAAGGTAGATATTGCCTTAGGTAAATCTTGGGGTGAAGCTAAAGAATAATTGTTTTAGTTAATGTAAAAATTTATCAATTTTTTTTTCAAATTTATAATTTGATTTTTTTAAATCTTGGCAGATGTCATCGAACAAATGCCATAAATCTACTTCACTTTTTTTTAATTTTTTAAAACCACCAACAAAATGAGCTTTACTTGAAATTAGATCTTCTATTATTTCAATATCTTTAACAGACAAATAAACTTTAACACCTTTAACTTTTTTTTGAGACATAGATAGCCTACAGAATAATTGAAAAAATAAAAAATGCTAGTTTTTTTTTAACTAGCAACATCTAGAAGACCTTTTTTTGCGTCTTCCACACTTTGATCATTGATCTTTTTTCTAAGATCTTTGATTTTTATATCCATCCACTTCATGTCAGTAGTCACTCTACCCTGTGCTAACGCTTGTGTTGCCCACTTGGACTCCAACTGAAGTTTTTCCGATATTAACTTTTGTAGTGCCATTTCGGTCTACCTCCTCAAAGGTTAAGAAAAGGACATTGGGATCATGGAAACCAGGGCCTTCTCTTTCTATTACGTCTCCTGAGTCAACCTTCTTTACAAAATCCTCAAGGACGGCCTTATCGTTCTCAGCCTCAAGCATCTCATCGACATATATATTTTTATAGTTTGCTTGGACGCGATATAGCTTCATGTGGTATTATATATCAAAATGTGACAAGATTGCAATACTAAGCAGTGTTAAGACTTCTGCATTCAAATCTAATGGCTAATTTTTCTTTATTTATACGATCAAGACCGTAATTTTCATCTTCTACCAGTAATTTAAGGGTTTTTTGAGATATTGCATAACCCGCTATTGCACAATCATAATGATTTGTGAACTGAAATCCAGGTATGTGAGGATCAATACACTTACTAGTTATCATACTACAGAGATGTAACACCAAAATAAACTTCATTATCCTATATTATCCTACCTTATTATTTACTTGCATATCCCATAAAAATATATATATAAGGAGAGGCAATGAATAACATTATCATAAATAAAAACAAAAATAAAGGGAAACAAAATGGCTAAGAAAAAGATACATGTAATTTTAACAGAAGAAGAAATTACAAATATTTTAAATAGATTTTCTGTTGGAATGCTATCAGATAATTTAGATGAAGAAGATAAAAATTTGGCAAGAAAATTAAATTTTGCCTTAAACCAAATTGAAAGTGAACAGAAATAATGAAATCAAAATCTGAAGCTTTTAATGATTGGGTGAATGAAATGGACAAGGTACTTTCTGAAACTCAAACTATAACAATAGATGGTCAACCGATGGAAGAATCTGATGATCATTTTAAATCACAATTAAAAAAACTTGCAAAAGTTCCGCTAGTCCTAGATGATCAGGCTGTCTACCCACTTAATGAGTGGACATCTTCTGATTTAGTCCATAGTGAAATTGATGCAAAAAATATGGAGAATGAATAATGTCTAAAGCAAAAATAAAAGACGACAATGTAATATACGTTACAAGAGATTACAGTATGTTTAAAACTGTAAGAGGAAATCGTGAGGTGGACAAAGGACACGTTGCGAAATTAAAAAAAGAAATCAAGAAAAGAGATCTTGATCTTCCCATCTTTATCAATGAACATGATGAAGTTGTAGATGGACAACATACCCTACAAGCACGTAAAGAATTGGGTAAACCTATCAAATACATAAGAGGTAAATTCGAAAATGAATTCGATGTTGCTATTATGAATGCCAATAGAAAAAATTGGTCTATGAAGGGTTACTTAGACTTTCACATTGAGAACGGTAAAAAAGATTATCAAATCGTTCGAGCAATGACTAAACAATATTCACTACCTTTAGAGTGTGCAATATTTTTACTTGCTGGAGGTTATTCAATGTGGAGAGAAACTAGAAATGATTTTAAACAAGGTAAGTTTAAAATTACAGCGTTACAAAGATGTAATGATATTGGTAGTTCGTTAATGTTTATGAAAAATAACTTTAACATTAAACTAACCAGATCTTTTATTACTGCTTACGCGGTGGTTTCGGAACATCCTAAATTTAAATGGGATCGTTTTAAAACTGCATTGAAAAGTAAATCTGCGATGTTGTTGCGGGGTACAAATACTGAAGATTTTGTTAGAGTATTTGATAAAATCTACAACGGTAATGTTCACAATAAAATAAACTTTACCAGGTATTTTATTGACCGAGAATACCAAGAGGATGAATTAAACAATAACTAAACAGAAAGAAAACAATGGACATAAACAAATGGAAATCCTGTGCCGTTGACATTGATACTTATTGCTTGTTAAGAGCAATGGGTAGTCACGGCTTTAGGAAACCGGCATCGATGATTGCTAAAATTACCGATGATGAAGTTAAAAAAATTGCTAAAAAGCAAAACGCTTCGTACGAAAAGACGAAAGAAAATTTACTATCTCAAGGGCGCAAGCTACTGAACGGTAAATAATGGCCATGTTGAGCGGTGCCCGGTAGCCTGGGCCCGCTCAATTAAATACTTGCAAAGTTTTCAAATCACCTATAAAGTAAGATATCGTATTCCAAATCACCTAAATGAAAAAGTGGGGTTAATCACTTTACATTCAATAATCACGAAAAACTTTAATTAACTTAATTTTTGAGAGGTTAAAGGTGTATGGGTACGATAATTTTGTTTTTAGACATATTTCCCGTTTTTTCGGGGAACTTACATGCGGAGACTATCCATTCCATATCTTTTCCCCTCCGCATGTAAAATAATGGAAGATCTAGATAGTATAACTCAAGAAAAATTAGAAATTTGTCGTAGCCTTACAGGAGAGGAACGTTCTGAGTTTATAGAAAATCATTTGGATGATTATTATTTTGCCATGAATATTGTAACTAACCGAAAAGTATTAAGGCATTATCGTGAATTATTCACTAAACTTATTAAAGATTTTGGGCACTAATATAGCAAGAGAACTGCTTAACGAAAAACGGACACCGGAGGAGCGGTTGTTTCAGGCTATAATATTACAGGCTTTTGAGGACGCTTTAAATATGGGGGAGCATAAGCATGACGCTTACTGTAAACAGGATAGCTATAACTGGTTTACTAATGATACAAAAAATTTTAACGATATCTGTTGGTTCGCTAATTTTGAGCCGGAGATAATTCGATCTAAGTTCAATGAGCTGATATCAATAAAACAAATAACCTACACCAAAGTTCAATTAAAATGGCTTAGATATCGTTGGTTGTATAAGGAATATCGAGCTAGCGAGGATAAGGCACAGCGTAGAAAAATTTTAAAAGAGATTAAGAGTATCGAGGGGATAAAAAAAGCCCCCAAGGTTAATAAGAAAAAACATAAATGAAAAAAAAACCTTAGGGGCAAGAGAGCAAATAATGATAAACACTATTTAAGTCATTTATAGCACAGGACAACGGATCAGTAAACAATTTATCCTCCCCAAGCCCCGAGACTGCTTAAAAGGGTTATATGGGCGATTAAGGGGTAAAATATCCTCCCCAGACCCCGAGAATTTATCCTCCCCAGGCCCCGAGAAATATTCTCTTATATAGATTATACAGACCCCTGATAAAGAAAAAGTACCCCATAGGGTAAATATGGTGTCCCTCGTGTCCCTCTAATCAAATAATATAATAATAACAATGCTTTAAGTACGTTTTTATAGTGTCCCTTTGGTGTCCCTATGGTGTCCCTCAGGGACACCTAGCAAGTAATATTACTTAAAGAGATACCCTTCGCAACTTTTTAGAGGTGTTATAATGTGTTAAAATAATCTATATAGTAGAAATATGGCCCAGATAAAAAAAATAGAAAGATCCGATAAAGACTTAACTCCAAAACAAAGATTGTTTGTAGATATACTCGTTGCAAACTGGGGTGAAATTTCTTATGCGGACGCTTGCAAGCAAGCAAAATACGATTGCAAAAATCCGACTGATTATTCTGCAATTGCTTCAAGGTTATTAAACAGAAGATTAAATCCTCACATAGCAAAATATTTAGATAAAAAATATGAAGAAGAAGTTAATAAGTTTTCAAAAGATAAATTAAAAAGATTTAGAAGATTAGATAAGTTATCAAAAGAAGCTGAGAAAAATAAACAATTTAATGTATCTGTCCAAGCTGAATACAGATCCGGTCAGTTAGCGGGCATGTATGTTGATAAGAGAGAGGTCACTGTTTCGGGCCTTGAAGGAATGAGCCGTGATGAATTAGAAAATAAGTTAAAAGAATTATCAACTAAAATAGACGGATACAATGCTAAAACAATTGAAGCGGAAACAACCGAGATCAAAGAAATTGAAAATTAATAGTTTTAGTGATTGGGTAAAAGTTTTTAATGAAAAACATAACCAACATTTAAAATCAAGTGTGGGGGTAGTTAGTGTCAAAACGAAAAATAACAGTAAATAAAAAAGCTAAAAACTGGCAAGACAGATATCCAATGATTTCTTGCACATGGCTCGATATTTTATCCGACAGCTCATGGCAATCTATTGATCAATTATTGAAATCTAATTTAGCAACTTGTGTTACTAAGGGCCATTTGTTATCTCAGGCAAAAGGGGTCACAAGAATTTTTGGTGATTATTCTGCAAATGAAAAAGGTGAGATTGAAGAAATAGGAAATACTACAATTATTCCAAACAGTGTTATAGTAAAGATACAAAAAATTTAGTCGAGGTTAAATGTTTGTTTACAATTATCCACCCCACAACGAGTACAAACAAAAGCGGTAATCGAACATTTATAGGCATTCAGGATAAAATACCAGACCCCCTCGACTAGGCCAATTTTATTAATTCAATTTCTTAATTTTTCTCCCTTGAGAAATAATATTATCCTCCCCAAACTTTTCACTTAACATTTTAGTTAAGTTAGCAACCATTTTTACTTCGCCATGCTTTAGTTCTTTGGGCGCTGTATATTCCTCATGTTCTTCTATTGGTATAAATTTAGTGTTATATGCCAAATAGTTATCATAAAGATCTTTTGGTTTTTTAGTTAAGGTTTTCATACTTGATACATACCATTTATTGTTTTTGAATAAATAAATATACTCAATCATGATGTCTCCTCTCATATCGTACATGTAATTAAACTCATTACTGTATTCTTTACAACCCTCCTCATCTCCTCCATAAAATTCACAACCTTCTAGGGTTTCATCTAAATACGAGGCACTCCCCTTATTTACAAGTTCGTTTGCTTTTTCAAAAGTGTTATAATATTTCAAGAGACAGTTTCCCACTCCGTCAGGATACCCGTCTCCATGAACATAAATCACTTTTATTTTATTATCCACCGGATCCATTACTGCTACATTACTTCTTGTTGACATATTTCCTCCCTATTTTTTTACTTCGTTTTTTAAAATTAAAGGGGTTTCACAAATATAAAAATGTGTATCCCCCTTATCCTCAATCACTCTAAAAGCTTTTCGTTTTTCCTCCGCCACTTCTTTAGTTTTATATTGTCCAACAATTCTAAAACTACTCTCCATATTTTCAAACTCTTGCTCTCTTATTATTAAAAACATATTATTTTCTCCTTCTCTGTAAGTTAAATATGTATTGGACGTAATTAGGGTCGTCCGTTCCCCTATTTGCATACATGACGGGACAATCTTCCAACCATGTTTCAAATTTTTTCCGTGTTTCGTTTTCATATCTCTTTGCGTGATTTTCCGATATGACCTCAGCAATTCTATGTCTTGTTTGATCGTTCATTCTAATTTCCCTCCTTCTTTGTGAACATACTCCTCGATATCTAAAAAAATCCAGTTCATAGTTTCATCATTTAAATCTTCACTTGTTAAAACAACCTCTTCATCATTTGGGTTCTTTAATATTATTCTCGTTCGATCCCACTGCCATGTTTTTTCTTTGCTCATTATTCCTCCAAATGTTCTAATAAATTAATTGCTTTGGCTACCCTTTTTGCTTCTTTATGATTAACACACATACAAAAAGTTCTAGTGTTTGTGTCCCCGAAATTACACATTACACAATTTCCTTGCGCCCAGTAATAACCGTCTTTATTAATTTGTTTAATGTTGCTATCAGTTAGCGGTTCAAATATTGTGGCCATTATTCCTCCTCCCCGTCTTCATCTGTTTGTTTTATTTCGTCTCCACCATATTCAGTTTGGCTATCATCACCAAA